CAGACTGCGTCCACCATGCCGCTCAATATACCTTTTCGATGAGGTTTATGCGGTGGGATCGGGACTTGGAAAGCCTCCTTTTGCGACCATTGGCACCCTGTCACTCATGGATGAAGAGATAGATGGGAACCGTTACATGCTGGCGACTGCTCCGATCATTTACGGCAATTCAGGCGGAGCATTGTTCAGGTTGGATAACAGCGTCAGCAAGTATGAGCTAATTGGGATTCCATCTCGCGTGTCTGCCACATTTTTTCAATCAGTCACTCACATGGGATTTTCGATCCCGATGCAAACGGTCTGGGAATTCCTGAAAAAAAACAATTACTCCCAGATTCTGCCCAATGGTTGTGAGGAGAAGAAAGGCAAAGGCAAGCCGCTTTGATTGACCCGGCGCAGTTTCGAGAATTGATTGTCCGGCCCGTACTCCAGGCACTGAAGAAGTGGTCGGTTGCGGCTGAAAATCTGCTTCTTGGGACTGCACTTCAGGAGAGTGGCCTTCGGTATCTGAAGCAGATTGGAGGTGGCCCTGCTCTTGGCGTGTACCAGATGGAACCGGCTACGCATGATGACATCTGGAAGAATTATATCAGGCAAGGAAGAGATGAGCTTGGGAATACAATCTTTCTTGCAACGCAAGCTCACTGGAATCAGAACGAGAATGTCCAGTCTGACATGCTCATCTGGAACCTCGCATACGCCACGGCGATGGCCCGTGTGCATTACCTTCGCGTCCCAGAACCGCTGCCAGAGGCTCATAACGTAATGGGCATGGCTGAGTACTGGAAGGCGCATTTCAACACCCCTCGCGGCGCAGGGACGCCCGAGGAATATGTCGCCAACTATGTGACAGGAAGAGGAGAATAGAGATGGAACCTATTACGAGTACTATTAGTTGGATAACAAGTAATTTGGCAGTGCTTCTCGAAATCGTGGGAGCATTTTCCCTTATCGCCACTCTCACGCCAAACAAAACGGACAATGAGATTATGGATTGGGTGATGAAAGCGGTTAACTTTCTTGGAGCCAATATTGGCAAAGCTGAAAATAAATGAGCCTTATCGTCATCGCAAAGATGTTGTTGCAATTAGCCTCTTCGTTTATGCGTATGCGTGAGCGAGGAGAATTAAAGAAGGCGGGAGCAGATGAGAATGAGATCCTTCACATACGCGAGTCCAATAAACGCCTTAAGGCAGAAATCGCGTTCATGGATGAAGCTTCTCGCTCCTCTTCTCTTACTGCTTTTGTCAGGGTGCGGGACAACCCCGACCACGTCTTCGCTTCACTTGGTGACGCCGTACCCAAAGTTTAACGTAAGACCAGTTGAGCGGTCATGTCCCGTTTTGATCGCTGGGATTCTTGTGACGAAGCCATGCACCTGGGTGGCCACGGATGACTGGAGAGCGGTCACGAGATACGCTAAACGTCTTTGCTTATGGCGTCATGGTTGGATGAAAGATAAACAACTAAAAGAAACGTGTGGGTGAGCTATGCCACTAGAAAAAATGTTAATGAAGCCCGGATATAATCGGGAGGGAACTCAATATACCAATGAGGGTCAGTGGTATGATGGCGATAAGGTGCGTTTCAGGAAAGGTTTACCCGAATCAATCGGAGGATGGGAAAAATTCACATCTAACTCATTCCTGGGGATCTGTCGTTCCATTTTCCGTTGGTACACGCTCACCTCAATTAAATATCACACCATTGGAACGCATCTTAAGTATTACATTCTTGAGGGGAACGCCTTTACCGACATCACTCCTATCAGGGCTGCCGCCGCAAATCTAGGAAGCAATCCGTTTGATGTCACCTCTGGATCGGCGACCATAACCGTCAATCATACAGACCACGGTGCGGTTATTAATGACTTTGTAACCCTCGCGTCCTCAGACGCTGTCGCCGGGATTCCGGTCGGTGAAATAAATGCTGAGCATCAGATTCTTACGACACCTGATGCGGACTCGTACACGATAGCCGTTACGACATCAGCATCATCCAACACCTCTGGTGGAGGCACCACGCCTCCGACTGCTGAGTACCAGCTTACGACTGGCCTCACGACTTCAGTGAACTCCCCCGGTTGGGGTGCTGGTGCATGGGGAACGGGTGGTTGGGGTGATGCCAAAGTGCCAGCCATTCAAGACAGAATGCGTATCTTCCACCAGGATAACTGGGGCGAGGATCTCATCTTTAACGTGCGCGGATTTGATATCTTTTTCTGGGATGCTTCGGTTGGTACAGGCACGAGAGCAACCCTCCTGTCTGCTGAATCGGGGGCCGATAATGTTCCTACCAAATGCACCCAGATACTCGTGTCTCAAGTTGACCGTCATGCGATAGCCTATGGTTGTAACGAACTTGGCGAGTCTGCCCTCGATCCTCTGTTGATTCGCTGGTCAGATCAGGAGAATCTTGTTGACTGGGATCCGACTGCTGTGAATACGTCCGGTGATCAACGCCTGGGTGTTGGGTCTAAAATCATCGCCGCTTCAAGGGGAACCAAGGGTGAGATAATTATATGGACGGATCTTGGCATGTATGCCCAGCAATACATTGGGCCTCCTTTTACATACGGTTTTAGTTTTATTGCTGGGGATGTATCTCTCATTGGGCCTAATGCCGCTGCGTTGGTGAATGGCCTTGTCTACTGGATGGATACGAACAACTTCTACGTTTATGACGGCAACGTGCGTGTACTGCCATGTAGTGTTCTGGACTTCGTGTTTGATGATATTGAATCAGATGAATTTGAGCAGGTCTTCATTGCACCGAACGTGCAGTACAATGAAATAAGCTGGTTCTACTGCTCTGAAGGCGAAACCGCTATCGACAGGTATGTTACCTATAATTACGAAGAAGAGATCTGGTACTTCGGATCTCTTGACAGGTCGGCTTGGATCGATTCGGCTGACACCGAACAGCCGTTGGCCACTTCGATGTCATCGACTTATTACCTCTGGAAGCACGAGACAGGACAGAACGATGATGGCAGTGCGCTTACCTCGTATGTTGAGGGAAGCGATATCGATATTGGTGATGGCGATGACTTCATGTTCATGAGCCGTATCATTCCAGACATTACCTTCAAGGGTTCTGGGTCTGCCACGGGAACGCTGACCATCAAGAAGAGGAACTATCCCGGTGACGGTTTATCGACTCACGGCACACACACGATCACCGATAGCACGAAGCAGGTGTTTCCGCGGTTAAGGACCAGGCAAGCGGTAATTAGATGGGGAAGCGCGGCGGCTAATGTCGGGTGGCGAATGGGTCACCTGAGAATCGATAACAAGCCAGACGGTAAACGGTAATGGCTGGCGGCGGAATTAGGGGGCACATCGGTCATCAGCCGCATATGCCGAACCCTCACCGTGAGTATAGCCAGGCAGAGGAGAGTCAGTTCAGGCAGCATATAGCATTTCAGCTTCAGTTTATTGCATCTCAAATAAATAATGTTGCGAATGCTAAAACGAAAGACTCAATATCGTCCATGATGGCGATGAACTTTTTCCTTCAGTAAGAAGGGTTGTGTATGTCTTACGCATTCAAGATTCTTGGACAAGCAGTTGGCGATGGATCGTTGAACGATATTTATACCGTTCCATCCGAAACGCAAGCGATTATTGGTAATATTGTTATTGTAGAAACTGCGAATGGAACGCCAACGTATACGGTTGCGTTGGCACCAGCTGGAGCGTCTGCTGTTGATAAGCATTTAATCGCAAATACTGTTGCTCTTACGGCAAGGCAAACAGTTGAAATTGGCAAAGGTGCAACATTAACCGAGACAGATGTGATAAGATTTAAGGGTTCTGGAGGCGGGGTCACATGCCAAGTCTGGGGCGTTGAGATTACGAACAGTTAGGAGGAAAGGGTATGTCCCTCTCAGATATCTGGAGACAGTATAAAGTACCGATAATTGCTGGTCTTGCTGGCGCAGGAACCAGATATATGACAGGCGATCAAAGTCCTGTTAAAAGCTGGAAGCCAGATGAAGCTGGTGGATGGCGTGACTAC